GATGCTCTTCAACTAACATATAGTGTGCGTCAATTTAATAATAAAATCGGTATTATTAAAGACGAACAAAACTTACATGTTCTTCATTCAGAGTTCAATCCCCATACTGAGTTGCTACCTATAAACGCCATTAATATATCAACCGCCGAGTTTTTAGAAACTGTAAATGCATCAAGTGTTATCTCTATGGGAGCATTAAGCACACTTTATAGTGACTTCAATAATACGGTGCTTACTTATTTTGGCGCACCGGTAGGATTTTCCACATTATTCGCCGGGGCAAATACCTATAATATTAATGGGGGAGTTTTCGACCCCAGTGCGCTTGTTCATATTATAAACGGCAATTCATTCGATGTTGTGGGTTCTTATGTTACCGACTTGTCCGGTTCTTTCACGGTGCAAGACATAAATAAAAACTTGAAGTTTTTCTCTACCTCGAACATTTTCGGAAATCGCTCTAGCACAGTTACAAATGGAAATCCAAATGACCCCGATGGGTGTGAATGTGAACCGCATGTAATTAATACCGGAATTCAAAATGGGTTTATTGCCGGGGATTTAATATTTATACCTGGTGGTCTAACTATCACCCTCACAGTAAACATCGAAGCGGAAACCATATTACCCATAAATAATATCGGTCCTACAAATCTACAACATATCAATAACCGTATTAATTTTCAAAATACGGTGCGTAATGTTTCCAAAACTACTACCGCGACACTCACCAATATCACTCAAACCTACTCTGTTCCGATTCTCCTTGTTTTATCCGACATTGACCACTTTAATTTTTGTTATTTCGGAAAAAATTGGATAGAGGTTAGTTCCCACAAATATGGGCATTCTATACCATGGATAAGTATTTCTATTTCGGCGAACGGTCAATATCAAAGTGCCATTGATGAAACCGGTAAAATATATATTTCCTTTGATTTCGGTATCAATTGGGAAATCGCGTATACTATCGGAGAAGCCATTAGTAATGGCATCGCCGTTTCTTCTACCGGACAATATCAAACTGCTTCGAATGGTCACAAAATCTATGTATCGAATGATTATGGAAATACCTGGAATATTACCTCGAATATCGGGTCTTCTAATATTTTCGTCGCTATTTCATTGAACGGGCAATATCAAACCGTCGTTTCGTGTGGAGATTCTGTATATACTTCAAGCAATTTCGGTTTAACCTGGAAACGATTAAGCGATGAAAGTGAATTATATTATTCCATTGAGGGATTTCCGACAGCCGGTATCGCGATATCATATACCGGAAAGATACAAGTCATTGTTTCTGAAAATATTTATATCTCGAATGATTTTGCACAAACATGGACGAATGTTAGTCCGCAAAATGGTCTAGATGACCGTAATTGGGAAGGTATTGCTATCTCTTCCGATGGACGATATATGACGGCAATCGATAGTGGAGGAGATATTTATCGGTCAAAAAATGGCGGAAATATATGGGAAGTGGTGCCAAATGAATATAATCTGGTTCTCATTGATAAAGAATGGCAAGCTGTTTCCATGTCCGCGAACGGGAGATATCAAGCGGTTCTCGAAAAAGAGGGACATGTTTATATTTCAACCAATTTTGGTGAATGTTGGGAGATGGTTATGAATCCACTCGTGCAGACGAAAAACTGGCAATGTTTGGCAATTTCTTCCAATGCGCAATATATGAGTATCGCTGATTATAATGGCTGCATTTATGTGTCTCAGCTTATATAAGGGAACCTACCGTTTTATACTAATAAATAGTTTTTATGAAGCCTCCCTTATAAAACATACATAGTTCTGATAAAGCCCATGCTATAAGGAGGGTTCATAAGGGAACCGTAGGTTCCCGTATTATTATATGTAGTAATATATATAATGCCGTATCGTAGTGAAAAGGTTCGTAGTAGAAAATGCTACCGAGTTATCAATCCGCAAAACCATAAGATTTTCGCAAAATGCACTACATTAAAAAAAGCAACAAAACAAATGCGCCTTCTCCGCGCAATACAATTTAATAAATCATTTGTTCCTTCTTCGCGTCGTGTTCGGCGTAATACGCGTAAAAACACGAAATAATTACTCATGCTTCATTGTTTCTCATCCGCGTTTGCGCGTTTATACATAAAATGCAGGCCGGTCGGTCCGCATTTTTTCGTATCTATTCGCACGAACTCGACCAGCTCATAATTTATTTTACCCGAATATATATTTTTTTCTCCATATTTCATACAGTTCGCCATTTTTAGTTGACCGTTACGCTTTATTGTGCGCGACTGTAAATGGTAAAAACAATCTACGCATGCCGGAAGACGACTATTTTTTATAAATTGTTCCGCGACAGTTACAATATGTTTCGAACTCATAATATACAACTATAGATATTATGAGTATTCATGGTCTTCAATTTTACACCCTATCTACATCTCACCGGTTTCATGAAACCTCTGATATCTTTCCACGCCATTCTTCGCGATATAGTGTAGATGTCGCATGGTAAACCCAAAAGAAGACCCCGAATGTCCCGGCGAATTTGGTAACTCCGCCATTTTATTTCCTATTTTTGTTATATTTCCGTGAGTAGACCACATAAACCCACGGCCAGGTTCAGGTTCAAATGTCTTTAACCATGACCAGAGTTCCAGTTCCGTTACGGCTTGATATCCGTTCTCAATATTCTGCCTAGTCATACCATCATTTATGAAACTGAAATCCGCCATCACTCGTTAATTCCTATTATACTCTTATCAGTTACGCGTTCAATTTTTACAGTTATACATTAGTATAAAACGGTAGGTTACTGGAAATATAGGCGTCATTGGTCTCTACTAATAGTTGCAACTCGAATGGCCGCCAACATGCTTTTATAATGAAGTCGTTAAAAATAAATCAAAGAAGAGGAGGGTTTATACTAGTATAAAACGGCGGGTTACTGGAAATATAAGTGTCGTTATTTTCTAATAATAGTTACAGTCGAACTGGCTTTTAACATGCTTTCATAATAAGCTTGTTAAAAATAAAAGAAAAGAAGAGGAGGGTTCATAAGGGAACCGTAGGTTCCCTTATAGTTTATACATCCTTATAATTTAAAAATACGGCATTGATAATATTCTTCACTGCTTTCCTCTTCATGGCATCTGTATCATGAATACCTACAATACTAATCATCATTTGTAACCACTCATCATATAATGGGTCTTTACTATCACGTATTTGTGGATTCTCCAAGCCAAACTGTTTTAATTTTGATATGTTTTTTGATAAAATTGTTTGCATGGCACTTTGTAATGTCGTTGCGGTCGGACCAGATTCTCGTATCCACCCATCTACCTCTTTGATATGAACCGTTTCGCGTTTTATATCTGTGCAATGAACCGGGCGAGACGTAACATCATACAATTTAAGCTGTCTATTCACTACATGCGTAATGGCATCCGACATCCCTTTCTCTTTCGCATAATGCAAATCCGACTCTTCAATCTTGATAGAATCGATAAAATCGGCCAAGGTAATCGCATCTTTGCATGTCTCATTTAAAAAGACATTAATGTTGACCGTTTTGTTCTCCACTTTTGCGATAGATACATTTTGGATATTCCCATTATTCGTCATTGGAATTGATTTCAACTGCCGAAACTCTTCCATTAATGTCTGGTTTTGCTGCATGAGTAAATTACATAGGCCGGTCGCTTTTTCCAATAAATCATTGGATGCTTGTTGCCTCGCTACCATATCTTCTTGAGTCTGTAAAAACATCGTCTTCTCATCCTTTTTCTTTCGACCCTGAATCGTAAACTCGCCACTTTCCCAGTTGTTTTCCATCTGTTTACACCGATTCACTAATTGTAATTGCTCTTGTTTATTTCCATTAAATATTTCGACCCTCTCACCCAGTATAGTTTTCTGCATGACTTGTATTGGCTTTGGATGAACTAGAATAAGAATCCCCCGAACAGTTATTATGTTATTCGCGGTTTTCGTATAACCGAAACAGTGGTAATTACAAGGTAGTTCCATCAACTGTTTCAGCGCGGAACATTCCAAGTTTTCTATATGATAATGATATTTGCGAGTCCGCTTTGCCTCGTTCATTCATTTATTTGTTACGTCCATTCTATATTTGTTTTGCCAACTATTGATTCAGTAATTCTTACGAAAGATTGCTACTGAAAAAAAGAGTAGTTTGACCGGCTTGGACATTGTCTTATGTGCGATTCAGTGTTTTATACGGTCGATTTCATGAATCAGGAGCATGTCCAACGAGATTCAGTGTTTTATGCGTAACTATTCAGACAGATTCAGTAATTCTTACGAAAGATTGCTACTGAAAAAAAGAGTAGTTTGACCGGCTTGGACATTGGTTTCGCACATTCAAATAAATGTTGTGCGATTTTGACAGTTATACAACGACAATGTTCGTTTATAACGATGTATGCAGCCAATGTGGCTTTCTATACAACTCGCACAACACTGCATATTTCAATTGTTGTGCGATTTGTGCGATTTGTTGTGCGAAAATTATGCAGTCAACTTATGCAGTGTCTCAATTTCTTATTTTTACTATTTTACTGCATGTCAGTCACAGCACACCCTTTTAGAGAAATCCCTGGCACAAATAAAACTTGGACAATGAAAAAGGATGTCCAACTTTTTTTCATATAGACTTTTCTATAATGGACTTTATTAAGTCTCTAACGTAATAATTACTGAATAAATAGTTTTGACTATAAGGGAACCTACGGTTCCCTTATGAACCCTCATGTTCTTTGATTTATTTTTAACAAGCCTATTATGAAAGCGCGTTGGCAGTCATTCGAGTTGCGACTATTAGTAGAAAATAACGACATTTAATTCTAGTAACCTACCGTTTTATACTAGTGTTAACCACCTCGAAAAACGAGGAGTTCGTGAGGTTGGTTTAATCGGTAAATACGCGAAAAATAGGTCGTGGTCGAGCGGCGTTCTCTAAAATTGAATCACTTTTTGGGTAATATGACAAAGGCAAAATGACAAACTGGGTGGTTTAACGTGACAATTCAAGATGGAGTTCGTTGAGTATGAGATTGGCGATAACGAGGAAACGATGGCAATGAAAATAGAAACGAGTCTTTGGGTCTTCTCAAAGCTATTTGCGTTGATATTTATATATAATCCAGTTATTTCAGGGGATATATCTGGAAACAAGGTGTCCGTTGAGATAAAAGTCCCCTGGATGGAATATCCTCAACTTGCAAAAGTAGTAAGGCACTTCTCGGAAAACATCAACGTCTTAGATGCGAAGATTGAGGACATCAACGACCTGGAGCCGGAGATTAAAGCCTGTCCAAACAGGTTGTGTCAAACCTGTCATTCTCAGGGAGTAAAAAGGAGTGCGAGTTTTTGCAAACCCGGGACGAATACGCCGGTGACTTGTGGTGCGCATAAGCGTGATGATATGTTACCATTCGAGAGCAGACGGTGCAAGCACGCTAATTGCACCACCACGGCAACATACAATTTCATAGGCGTAAAAGGTGTTACATACTGTGCGTCACATAAGCTCCCGGGTATGTTTAATGCTAGCCAGAAGAAGAGGATGCTTGCGCCATCTCTATAATACAGGTAAGAATAAAACGCAGAATACATAGTATAATAATGCTTGGGTGTACATATTGTATTTTTTACTGGTTTTATTAGAAGGATATATTGCATAAGAATATAAAATGACGACATGTTATATCATAGCATAGGTTCTCAATATGGATAAATTATCCGAAGAACAAGAACAAATATTAAATTATGTAAAAGAAGGAAAAAACGTAATTGTGGATGCGGTCGCAGGAACAGGTAAAACAACCCTGATTTTATCAACCGCCAACGATATTCCGGATAAGAGGTTTTTACAGATGACATATAATTCGATGTTACGATGTGAGGTAAAAGAGAAGATACAGAGGTTACGAATACCGAATATTAAAGTTCATACATTCCATAGTTTGGCGGTTCGACATTATATGCCGAACGCGCATACGGATACCGGAATTCG